CTCAACAAAATACCCTAGTTGTACGATGACTCTAATAATGTATGATAATGTCACCTAATTCTAGGAATAAAGCATTCATTTATGAAGGAGGGGGGGGGGAAAGTTTGGGGGATGGGAGAAAATGCGTAACCCACCATGCTAAAATTTATATATTTTTTGGGATATTGGGGGTATGGGAAGGAACGTAGTGACTGACGATACCGTTTAAACACGTTTTAAGGGGTCTAGGAGCGTTCTTTGGGGATAGGGGTATAGATGGGTAGCTTGATGGGGGTATAAATGGCTTGTAGAGCTTTATAATCGTTGCTCGCCCATGAAGCCGGGCCTCGCGAGCAGACCACAGGAGTGGGATGCGGGTACACGGGGGATATTGTTGGGGAGTAATGTTGTTAGGAAGAATGTCCTAACATTGGGAATCACGTGCGCATCGGCACGATGATATGTGTGCCTCGCGCGTACACGCGTTTAAGTACTTAAATACTTATATACTACATTAAATACTATATATATATACTTATATTAAGATCTTATTATAACATACTTTCAGTATATTGTCAATAGTAAATTAAAATATATTTACAGACATGGTGTCCAATGAAGACCAAACCGGACACAATTACATAAATATGGTGTTATTTATAAATATATCTTGACTTTTGACAATAAATAGTGTATAATAGATGTATAGTGTTATTTTGTAGATACGAACTAAATTGATGTTCTATCACTTAATGACACTAACAGAACATAAATCTTAGGAGATAAACATGGTGTTAGATGGTAAAACCCGACGTCGAAGCGTTCATGCTGAGACGAACAAGCATTGGTCTGATACACAGAAGATTGAAGCAGTAACGACTTACCTTGCTTTGGGTAATTTGGTGTTAACATCTAGTGTCCTAAAGATACCGGAGATGACTCTCCGGGGATGGAAACAAAAGGATTGGTGGAAACAAATCGAAGATGAACTTCGTGTTCAAGAAGACCTTCAGCTTTCCACACGACTCAAAAACATCATTGAAACTACAATCAGTGCTACGGAAGATCGCATCAAACATGGTGACTGGTTCTTCAATTCACGTGATGGTGTTCTACAACGCAAACCAGTTGCTATGAAGGATGTTCATAAGGTTACAATGGATTTCATCGATAAACGTGAACATTTGGATGGGAAAACACCTACCTCTGTGGCTTTGGAAGCTGTGGATGAACGTCTCAAAAAGCTCGCTGAAAAGTTTGAGCAGATCGCAAATACTCGTCAAACCGTCGAGGTTACTGACGTAATCGTGGGGGAGGAACATCATGGGTAGTCCACTCTTACCCTACAGTATTTTTGTAGATCCAACTACGGGCAAGTTGTCCCGAGAAGCCTATGACTACCTGTTCAAGTTAGGTAGTGGTGGTAATGGAACCGTTATTTCCAAAAGAGAACCGGTATCTGTGTCTGCCTCGTCACAAGAGTTTGTGACAGTCACGTGGGACATTCCTTTTCCAGATGACAGTTATACGGTCACGGTTAGTGTAACTAACTCATCTAATCTTCAAACTTTGATTGTTGCCCACATTGTGACCGTGACTGCTGCAAATATTACTGTTCGCATTGAGAACTTAGCAGGAGCTACCAGAACTGGTTTTGTCCATGCTATTGCAATCCATGATTGATTATGAATATGACGAGCCCAACCCTTGGGGATTTGGGACGATAGTTGAACTGGGTGGTTGGGACGGGATTACAGATCAGGAGCTAGAAAACTTAGTTAAACAGTTGTCAAAGCGAATGAGTTTTATTGGTTTTTACGAAAATAAGGAAAAGAATGTGCCATACATGACCAACGGTAAGCGTAACTATAAAAAAGAAGACGAGTGGGATAAGAACCACCCCGGCCGTACTGAAGATCGTGCAGAGCGTCATAAAGCTCGTGCAATGGCCGTTAAGGAGGGCAAAGCCCATAAGGGTGATGGTAAAGACGTAGATCACAAGACTCCCCTGTCTAAGGGGGGTAAGACTGAGAAATCAAATCTTCGTGTTGTATCTGCCTCCGAGAATCGCTCGTTCTCTAGAAATTCTGACGGTAGCCTCAAATCACAGACTTCCAAGCGGGAGAGAAAAGGTAAGTAAATGCTGGTAACCCCAACCTCGATTCAAGGCTTTGTGTCAAGTATTCTCTCCCAAGGCTTTGACGGGGCTGTGGAATCTCCAGCATTTCACCGTGAGGTGTGGGAGCTTTGCTGCTCCCCTCACAAATATGTGGCAGTGGCTGCTCCCCGCGGTCACGCCAAATCCTCCGCTGTTACCCTTGGCTATGGACTGTCCACCCTCGTGTTTAGGGAACGGAAGTTCATGCTGCTAGTCTCGGATACTGAAGCACAGTCTGCGCTGTTCCTAGGGGCCTTTAAACAGGCCCTACAGGAAAACAAAGACCTGATCGAGCTATTCGATCTGAAACTCAACGAAAAGGGTCAGGTTCAGTTCGTCAAAGACACTGAGAATGACATCATCGTGGAGTTCAATGATGGTCATAAATTCCGTATTATTGCCAAAGGTGCTGAACAAAAGCTCCGTGGTTTGATCTGGAATGGTTCACGCCCTGACATCATCATCTGTGATGATATGGAGAATGATGAACTGGTTCTGAACAAAGAACGTCGTGAAAAGATGCGCCGCTGGTTCAAAGGTGCACTTCTCCCCTGTCTCAGCGATAAAGGTATTGTCCGAATGGTAGGTACGATCCTACACATGGATGCCCTTTTAGAGACTTTAATGCCACGTGAGAATGACAAACGAACGATTACTGAAGGATTGAAACAGTACAGTACTATGCGTACTATGTGGAAATCTGTCAAGTATCGTGCTCACAATGAAGACTTTTCAGAGCTTCTGTGGCCTCAGAAAAAGACCGTGGAACACTTCAAAATGCTGTATGAAGAGGCTGTGAGGGATGGTACTACTGACATTTACAGTCAGGAATATCTGAACTATCCCTTGGATATGGCGACTACCTACTTCAAAAAAGCTGACTTTTTGCCCCTTTCCAATGAGGATAAGAAGGCAAATCTGCTGTACTACGTGACTGCCGACTTGGCTATTTCACAGGCAGAACGTGCCGATTATTCGGTGTTTATGGTTGCTGGAGTAGACGAAAACAAGCAAATTCACATCAAACAAGTCATCCGTGAGCGTCTGGATGGACGTGAGATTGTGGACACTTTACTGGCTCTACAGCGTCTTTATGACCCTATTGCTGTCGGTATTGAGGACATGCAAGTCTCCAAGTCTATCGGTCCTTTCCTCCGTGAAGAGATGATCGCCAACAACACCTTCCTGACCCTTTATCCCATGAAACATGGTGGTAAGGACAAACTGACACGTTCCCGTTCTATTCAAGCTCGTATGAGGGCTAAGGGCATTAAGTTTGATAAGGATGCAGATTGGTATCAGACCTTTGAGGATGAGCTTCTACGCTTCCCACGAGACAAACATGACGACCAAGTAGACACCTTCGCCTATCTGGGTCTGATGCTAGACAAACTGATCGAAGCACCAACCCGCGAAGAACAAGACGAGGAAGAATACCAAGATGATCTCAAACAATCAGGTTCCGGGGACGCAGGCAGGAATGCAACCTGTGGTTACTAAGGTCTGCCGAGATTGTACACAATGTTTATCCCTTGAACTGTTTGTAAAAAGTAAAGCTTTTAAACAATCTGGTTATGACAACATCTGTAAAGTTTGTAATTACACAAAAACTCGTGAGTATCGACGGAATAAAAAACCAGATCGAAGTCAAGAATATAAAAAGTATCGTGAAAAATATCCTGAAAAAGTGAGTGCTAATTCTGGAACGCGTCGAGCAAAGAAACGTCAACGGGTACCGAAGTGGCTTTCTCTGGAAGAACAGTGGATGATTAACGAGGTTTATTCTCTAGCACGACTCAGAACAAAACTTACTGGTATTAAATGGCATGTTGATCATATTATTCCCTTAGTAAGTAACACTGTTAGTGGTTTACATACGATTACCAACTTGCAAGTAATACCAGCTAAACTAAATCTGATTAAAGGAAACTCTTATGGGTCCACTACCAAACACTGGACAACCCGCCCCACAGATGCAACCAGCCGGTATTGATGGCCAAGTACAAGCTAATATGGCAAGCCCACAAGAGTTTCGACAAGCTCCTATGGGTGCTCCTGCTCCTAGTAATGGGGCTTATTCTGCGGGTCAACCCATGGATGCACAGGGTGAGGCACCTCCGGTGGATTCACAACCGCCTATCCGGGCATTGCTCGAATCTACCAATATTGCGGAGAATCTAGACGACGACCAACTCCATGAGATTGGTCAAAGCTGCCGCCAAGGCTACCTCCAAGATTGTGAGAGCCGTCAGGAATGGGAACGTAATGTTGATGAGTGGACTAAACTAGCCATTCAAACTAAGGAAGAAAAGACCTATCCATGGCCTAAATCTTCCAATATCAAGTACCCAATCCTATCTACCGCATCGATGCAGTTCGCTGCGCGGGCTTATCCTTCTCTAGTACCATCCGACGGTCAAGTGGTCAAATCCAAGGTCATTGGTAAAGACCCTGACGGTTCCAAACAAAAACGTGCTGAACACACCTCTATCTATGTCTCCTATCAGCTGATGGAAGAAATGGATAACTGGGAAGAAGACATGGATCGATTGCTGATCATGTTGCCAGTTGTAGGTACGATGTTCAAAAAGACCTATTGGGATAAGCTGACTGAGAAGAATTGTTCCAAGTTGGTGATGCCTAAGAATCTGGTAGTTAACTACTGGGCCAAAGACCTAGACAGCGTAGAACGTATCTCCGAAGTCATTGAGATGTCCAAGCGGCTGTTCAAAGAACGTCAGAATGGTAAAGTATTCCTAGATGTTGATCTGGGTCAGCCTACCAGTCCCGAATCTCGTAACCACGAGAACGTACCAGCTAATGACACAACCACCCCTTACACCCTGATTGAGCAACACACATTCCTTGATCTGGATGAAGATGGGTATGAAGAACCCTACATTGTCACCTTCCACAAGGAGAGTGGTCAAGTACTGCGAATCACTGCACGCTTTGATGAACTGGGTTTACACACTGATGAAAAAGGTAATGTCGTTCGCATTGAGCCCATTCAATATTACACTAAGTTTGGTTTCATTCCTAATCCTGATGGCTGTTTCTATGACATTGGGTTTGGTGTTCTTCTTGGTCCTATTAATGATTCAGTCAATACACTGATCAATCAACTTGTTGATGCGGGTAGTTTGGCAAATCTTCAATCTGGCTTCATCGGCAAGGGGCTTCGCCTCAAGATGGGTGAAACACGATTCCAACCGGGTGAGTGGAAAGCAGTAAATGCTACCGCTGACGACCTGAAGAAGCAAATTTACCCCCTGCCAATGAAAGAACCCAGTGCTGTCCTGTTCCAACTTATGGGCAGTCTAGTCACTAGTGCTAAGGAATTGGCCTCCATCGCAGAGATTTTCACAGGTAAGATGCCGGGTCAAAACACCCCTGCTACTACTACGATGGCGACTGTTGAACAAGGTATGAAAGTCTTCACCGCAGTCTACAAACGGATTTACCGCTCGTTAGCTCAGGAATACAAAAAACTGTATCGCCTTAACGAAGTTTATCTGAATCCTCAGACCTATGTTGAAGTCCTTGATGCTAATGTTAACCCAGATGATTTCAAATCAATTGGATATGCTATTTGTCCGGGTGCTGACCCAAGTGCGATATCACAGACCGAGAAACTGCTTAAAGCACAAGGTCTTGTTGAGATGTTGCCGCTTGGTGTACTTGACCCACTGGTGGTCGCAAAACGCCTGTTGGAAGCTCAAGAGCAACCAAACATACAAGAGTTGTTCCATCAAGAAACGCAACAAACAGGCCAGCCAGTACAAGCGCCAGACCCAAAAGCGCAAGAACTGCAAATGAAGCTACAAGCTGACCAACAAAAAGGTCAACTGAAGCAACAAGAACTAGCCTTTAAATCACAACTACAACAACGTGATCAACAGTTCCAACAAGCTATGCAAGCTCAAGCGCAGGATCATGAGTTGCGTATCCAGTCTGCCAAAGCCGATTTAGAAGCTCAAGCTCAGGAACACTTGACCCGTAGTAAGATGATGCAGAATCAAGCTCAGCATCAACAGAAAGTAATTCACAACGAGACCAATCATCGGCAAAAGATTCATCATGCCGAACAACAGGCAAGAGCCAAAGCAGCACAAAAACCTAAGAAATAAGGGGAGTAATCATAGTTATTACTAAAGAAAGTTTTAGGGATTGGAAAGCTGATCCCGTAACGAAAGCAGTATTTGATTTAATCCAACTCAATATTGACAAAAGTCAGTACGAGCTAGGTGAAACTGCTGGTCTGGACCCACTAGTAGATCGCTTCCGCGCTGGAGCCATCGCCGGTTATAAAGACCTGTTGAACATTGATTTTGATGAGGTGTCCAATGACAATTGAAGCTCTTGGACACCGCCTCACCATCCGACCGGATAAGGTCACTGACTCTGAAGCTGAGAAGACCAAGAAACTTGCTGAGAAGGCAGGCTTCGTTCTTCCTGAAGCAACCAAGGATAGCTTGGAATCGGAGTTCACACGCGAACAAGCTGGTGTTGATCAAGGCATAGTCCTTTCGATTGGCAAAACAGCCTTCCGTGATTTTGGTGGTGAAGCATGGTGTGACGTAGGTGATTACGTAGCCTATGCCCGGCATGCAGGTAAGTTTGTGAAAGACCCCGATACGGATGAGAACATTCTGATTCTCAACGATGAGGACGTGATAGCACGTATAACTAAGAAGGTAGCCAAAGATGACTGAACAAGTACAAGATCAAGACGACAACCAAGTTGCTCCAGAACCTACCCAAAATGAGGTAGAGGCACGTAGTGCTGGTTGGGTGCCAAAAGAAGAATATCAGGGTGATGAGAACAAATGGGTAGATGCGGACGAATTTGTACGTCGTGGTCCCCTGTTTGAGAAGATCAACTCTACGAACCGTGAGCTAAAGGAAGTACGTAAAGCTCTGGATCAACTGAAGGTGCATCATCACAACGTCAAGGAAACTGCCTACAAGGAAGCTCTAGCAGCCCTGAAAGCAGAAAAGAAAGACGCCTATGTCGATGGTGATCCAGATAAGATTATCGAGATTGATGACAAGATTGAACTGGTTAAAGAACAGCAACGTCAGTATACGGCCCAAAAAGCTGCTGAAGCTGCCCAAGCTGTTAAACAAGAAGTCAATCCTGAATTCAAGAATTGGACTGATCGTAATACTTGGTATGAGACATCGAAACCAATGAGGGCATTTGCTGATGCTCTAGGTATTGAGTTGCACCAATCGGGTCTGACCCCACAAGAGGTCTTGAAACGAGTGGAAGCACAAATTAAAGAAGAATTCCCCAATAAGTTCCGCAATCCTAACCGTGATAAAGCAGCCCCTGTAGAGGGTGCTGGTAAAGGTTCGGGTACTTCCAAGAATCATTATTCACTGAGTTCGGAAGAGCGTGCAATCATGCAACGCTTTGTACGCCAAGGTGTGATGACGGAAGATCAATATATTGCTGAACATAAAAAAATGAATGGGATTAAATAATGGCTATCAAAGAAACCAATGTAGACCGCAGCGACGCTACTGTTGCTAAGAGCCCTAGTGGGCGTGTGCGCCGTACCCCAGTGGGTGTGCGTAATGTACTTACTGTACGGGGGAAAGACCCTGCTTATGAATATCGGATTGTTAATGACCAAAGTGATCGCATCGAGCAGTTTAAAGATGCCGGTTATGAGCTCGTCAATGCATCTGATGTGATTGTTGGTGATCGCCGTGTAAACAAAGCTTCCCCGGAAGGTTCGTTCGCACAGGTGGCAGTAGGCGGCGGCGACAAAGCTGTTGTCATGCGAATTAAACGAGAGTGGTATTACGAAGATCAGGCACGTAATGTTCAAAACGTCGCCGAGACTGAAGCAGCCACTAAAACTGAAGCTCTTAAAGGTACATACGGGAAACTTGAAATCTCCTAAATACCAATAAGGTTTTATTTATTGGAGAAATGATTATGGCTAATACTAGCCGTGTTAACGGCTTGAACCCAGTTAAGTCCACTGTAGGTGGTGCTAATCAGGGTCAAGTAAATACGTACTTTATTCCCTCTGGCGACGCCACTGCGGTATTCGTGGGTGATCCTGTGAAAGCAGACACCACTGGCGATCCGACCGCTTCTGGTGGTGATGCCAAGGGTATTCAATCGGTGATTCAAGCAGCAGCTACTAATGCCATTCTTGGTGTTGTGGTTGGTTTTGCTGTGAATCCAACCAATCTGAACACCCCACAGTACCGAGCAGCTTCGACTGGTCGTTATGTATTGGTGGCGGATAGTCCAGATCAACTGTTTGAAATCCAAACTAGTAACGGTACTCTGACGGTTGCGGATGTAGGCTTGAATGCCAACATCGCTGTAGCTGCCGGTTCGACCTCTACTGGTGCATCGGGCGTCACTTTGGATGTGGGTACGATTGCAACTACTGCAACCCTGCCACTGAAAATTATGGGCTTTGTTCAACGTCCTGACAATGACAATACTGCGGCTAACTCCAAAGTTATTGTTAAAATCAACAACCATCAGCTTGCCGCTTCGACCGGCACCGCTGGCGTATAAAGGATATAGATCATGGCTGTTATTAATAGTGGTTCATTCGCCAAGGCCCTCTGGCCCGGCGTTAATGCATGGTACGGTAAGTCGTACAATGAGTTTGCGGTAGAGTTCGAGAAGCTGTTTGATAAAAACACTTCCAGCAAAGCGTATGAAGAGGATGTGGGTCAGTCGAGCTTCGGTCTGGCTATTCAGAAATCTGAAGGCGCTGCTATCCAGTACGACCAAGAACGTCAAGGCTTCACCAATCGCTACACCCACGCGGTGTATGCACTGGGCTTTATCATCACCCGTGAAATCATGGAAGATGACCAGTATGATGTGGTGGGTCAAAAGAAAGCTCAAGGATTGGCATATTCGATTCGCCAAACCAAAGAGATTCTGGGTTCTAACGTGTACAACCGAGCATTCAGCTCGTCCTACACTGGTGGTGATGGCGTAGCATTGCTGTCGGCGTCTCACCCTAATATTGCTGGTGGTACTTGGTCGAATCTGATTGCTACGGCGTCTGATCTGTCTGAAGCTTCGCTGGAACAAGCTTACATCGATATCTCTGGCTACACGAATGATCGTGGTCTGCGTATCGCTGTCAAGCCTAAATCGCTGGTTATTCCATACAACTTGGAATT